AGCAAATATATTTAAAGAGTCTTTATCTCCTGCTTACCCATATAAACCTTCAGGACAACAAGGTTTTGAAATGGCTAAACAACAAGATTTTGATGATAGAATAGATGTTCTTCCAATTTCTGATCCAAATATATTTTCTATGTCTCAACGTGTTACGTTGGCACAAACACAATTACAATTAGCACAAGCTGATCCTGCTTCTCACAATATGTATGAAGCATATAGAAGAATGTATGAAGCACTTGGTGTAAAAGATATTGTTTCTATTTTACCAACACCTCAACAACCGCAGCCTTTAGATCCAGGTATAGAAAATTCTAAAGCGTTAATGGGACAAACATTAAGAGCGTTTAGAGGTCAAAATCATATGGCTCACATTGACGCTCATCAAGCTATGATGTCATCGTTTTTAGTTAAAAATAATCTTCAAACATTAATGTTATTAGAATCTCATGTAATGGAGCATATTGCTTTACAAGCTAGAGAAGAAGTAGAAGAAGAAAATAGAGAAGCTATTGAACAGCAATCTGCTCAATATGGTGGTCAATTACCTCAAGAAGTTCAAATGCAGTTCCAAGAAATTATTGAAGCAAGAACAGCAGAAAAAATTGTAGAGATGACTGAAGAAATGATAGCTGAAGAACAAGAATTTTTAGAATCTGAAAACGCCGATCCATTGATTGAGTTAAAACAACAAGAAATTAACCTAAAAGCAATGGATAATGAACGTAAAAAGAACTACGACGAAGTACGTTTAGGCATAGATCAAGCAAAATTACAACAAAACTCTGATATAGCTCAAGACAGAATAGAATCTCAAGAAGACATTGCGCAATTACGAGCAAATGTTAATTTAGAAAAAGCAAATACGCCGAGAAAAGAGAAAATACAAAAAGATGTTAATTTCGAAGACTAATGCAGACCTTAGGCTTGAAGAATTTTTTATTTCTTTGATGGAAATGATAGAAAACACTTCCAAAAGTTCTGAAGATAGTATACTTTTAGCAGGAGCAATGATGAGTATGGCAAAAATTTTATATTTTCAAGAATTAGGACCTAAAGAAGGTCAGGATTTATTAGATAGAGGTACTTTTGACGTTGTTGAAATACTTAAACCAACTATTCATTAGGAGATATAATGGCGTTTAGTAAACCAAAGAAAAAAGCTAAAAAGAATTCATATAGACTATCAAGCGATAGACAACCTGGAATTTCTAAAGCAAATAAAGGTAAAAAAAGAAGAAGTATTAAAGATCTTTTAGATGATTTAAAGAAAAAAGGTTTTGGACCTTTTGCACCACCTAGAAAACCAAAAAGATTTATGGAACCTCAACCTTTTAGACCTAAAAAACGTAAACCTTTAGATAAGTATTATCAATTATTAAAAGCAAAACCAAAAAGTGGTCAAGCAAAACCAGCAGTCACTAAAAAACGTGGTGGCGGAATAGCAAAACGTGGAATGGGAAAAGCAAAATGAGTTTAAATAATCCAAAACCAAAATACATAAACGGATCAATGTATCCTAATGCAAAAATGACTAAATCAACAGATATGAATCCTTATGCAGGCCCTCATGCAAATAAACAAGCAATTGTTGATGTATATACGGCTAGTATGGAAGGACCAAAAGTTACACAAAACTTAGGATCTGGACCAAAAGGTCAACGTAGCAAGGTACAAATTAAAAAAGTACCATTCAAAGGTTTATTTTAATCGTAAAATACTGTAGATTAACTTCTTAAAAAGGAGGTTTCTATGAAACTTGCAAAAGATATATGGGCTCACATTAAAGAGTGGTCCGAATGGGGAATGAAAGACTGGATTAAAGCTGGTATCGTCGCCATAGTGGTAATTATAGTTCTAGGAAAAATTTCAGGAGCTGTATAAATGTTAAAGATCATTGGTGGTTTATTAGGTGGCAAAGATGGTGCCTTAAAACAAGTAGCTTCAGTGATTGATTCAATCCATACCTCAGAAGAAGAGAAATTAGATAAAAAGATTTTAATGCAACGCATCCAGCAAAAACTTGCTGAAAAGCAATTGGATGTAAATGTAAAAGAGGCAGGTCACCGCTCCATATTTGTGAGCGGTTGGCGGCCTTTTATTGGTTGGTGTGGAGGCTTTGCCCTCGCTTTCGAATTCATCCTATCTCCTGCGGTAGAATGGTATAGTAAATTTGCAGGATTAAATTTAACTGCTCCAGAAATTCAAACTGGGCCCCTTCTAGCAATTGTCACTTCAATGCTCGGTGTGGCGGGCCTCCGCAGTTTTGAAAAAAGCAAAGGACTAACAAAATGAAGAAAAAAATGAAAGATTTAAGTGGAGACGGTAAAATAACTAAAAAAGATATTCTTATTGGAAGAGGAGTAATAAAGAAAAAAAGAGGAGGCATGCCTAAAAGCTCTGCTCAAGGTTCTGTTATTAAAGGAGCTAAAGTTAAAGGTTCTAGAGAAGGATCTGTTATTAAAGGACCTTCAGCAAAAGGTTCTAGAGAAGGATCTGTTATTAAAGCCAGCAAAGGAACATATGTAACTAAAGACGGAAGAACCGTTAAAAAAGGTTTGTATTATTATATGAACAGAGCCAAAAAAGCTGGTACTAGCAAGAGTAAAAGTAAAGGCACAGTTACTGCAAAAGCTTTAAAACAATCAGCTAAAACTGCTTTTAAACCTAAAAAGAAAAGATAATGCCTTTTCGCTCTAAAAAACAAAGAGCATACTTATACGCAAATGAACCCGAAATAGCTAAAAGTTGGGCAAAAAAACATGGGAATAAAGTTGTAAAAAAGAAAGCAGGAGGTTATATAGAGGTTAAACCAAGAGGATTTGGAAGAATGTTACCTAACAGAAGACCTACAACCAAAATATTTACTTAATGGCGTCAGAAGTAGTAGAAAAAAGAATTAAAGAACATGAAGGATTTTCTCAAGAATTATATGAAGATCATCTTGGTTTTGCCACAATTGGTTATGGTCATTTAATTACAAAAAATGATAATTTTGAACCAGGAATAACATATCCTAAAGATCAATTAGTAGAATTATTTAAAAAAGATTTAGCTAAAGCAGAAAAAGAAACAGATGATCTTATAGGACACATACAAGAGTTTCATATCACTGCAAGAGATTGCATTATTGAAATGTGTTTTCAATTGGGAAAAGGAGGGGTTCAAAAATTTGTTAAAATGCTTTTAGCACTAGAGGAACGTGATTATAAAACTGCAAGTTTAGAAATGTTGGACTCGAAATGGAATAAGCAGACACCAAAACGTTGCCAAGAATTATCAAGAATTATGGGATTATGCGCTTAGAAAATTTTTTTACATATTATAAAAAGCAATTAATTGCTAGACAAATAGCAGTAGAAAAAGCTATAGTGCAA